TCAGGCCTGCGTGTAGCTGGGGCTCAGCTTGAACTCACCGGACGGGGTGACCGTCGCGTCGGGGTTGTCGATGATGTCCCGCAACGTCGAGCCGTTCCATCGGCACACGTGCGTGACGGTCGTCGACGAGGAGACAGCGAACGTCAACTGCGAACCCGTGACAACACCACCTGATGCTGCACCCCATGTGGTGGACTGCCGCGCATACGAGCCGTTCGTCACCTCGTTCGCCGTTCCGCCCGCGCCAGGATCAGCTGTGTGCAGGCTGTACGACGTACCGAGTGATGCCCAGTAGTCAGCCAGAAGGTTCTTCGTTGCCGATACGGAAAGTGCCATGTCAGTTCCTCACTGTGATCATGTCGCGTCGGGCCTTACCCGCGAACAGTTGGTAGTCGTCGGTCGTACTTGTCGCGCTGTTCGGGTATCGGACCCACAGGACATACGCGGTGCCGTTCGGGATCAGGTCTGCTTGCGTCGACTCGACACGGAACACGAGAGTGTCGCCATCGACCTCACCTGCCCACGTGGTGCCGTTCGCCCACTTCACTTCCGCGACAGTGGCCGGAGCTATCGGACCTTCCTCACGCGGTATCTCAAGAATCCAATCCTGCCCAGTCCGCAGGTTGATGTCTTCGTAGTACGGGGTCCAGCCGAGACCAGCCATCACTCCCCCTCCGCTTCGAGCGCCTCGATCAGGTGGTCTTCAGCGTCGGCGGTGAGATCGGCCTGTGGGTCCACCACAACTTCCGGGGTGACAGCGATGTCCTCGATCGGGTCCGGGGTGACCGCGATACCTGTCCGTGTCACCAGTTCGCCTGACCGGTTGTGGCCTTCGATCAGCAGCCAGTTCGTTTCATTCGGATCGAGCCTGGCGGTGAACGTGATCCCTTCCACGTCATCAACGATGAACTTCGTGAACGGTGCGTCTGTCATAGGTCTTTCGCCTTCCATTCGTTGACTCCCACGGACGGGACGGAGAAGTAGCTGATGATGGCTCCCCGGTGCGTGGAAGCGGTTTCGAAGGCTGCACGCCGGAACGCCGGCCCCTTGCTCGCCTCACTCGTCGCATCTGTCCACGACAGAACAGGTGAGCCGTTCACGTACGCGGTGAAGTCCGTCTTCCCGGTACCGACATCGTCGGTGGCGCGCAACTCGACCACATCGCCATTCACCCATGTTCGGGTCGTCGAATTCTTTGTGACGCCAGCAGGGTTCGTGGCGGAGTAGGCGCGGATCTCGATCAACCCGAACCGGATACCGACCGCAACGAACCGAGTCATGTCGGGGTTCGAGCGGACCGCTGCCTGCGCCCGAGGATTGTCCTCGGTGTCGGCATGTGAACGGTCGAACGCGTCGATCTTCACCGACACCGACATCGTGTCCGTCGCCAACTGCGAGACGTACACCCCTTGCGAACGGTCCTCCACGCGGGAGGTGAGGTTGCCGCGGTTGATGCGCTTGCACCTCGCGACACCCGACACGATGTCCATACCTACGCCGTACGTCGCCCAGTTCGGCCCGAGGGTGGACGCATTCGCACGGTCGAACAAGTCGACAAGACTGATCTTGATCAGACCCAGCGACTGACCCATGAACATCCACGGCACCCACGTCGACGAGTTGTCCAACTGCGCAGGAGTGAGCGTGTTAGGTGGAGCCGTTTCCCCTACCCGGGTCATCGCCAGACGTGTCGGGAACACACCTGACAGTGCATTCTTTCGGGCGGTCTGCTTTCCGAGAAGGTTCCGCACCGTGCCAGAACCTGTCTGCACGATGCACACTGCGAACCAATCGCCCTTCGACGCGACGATGTCCACGCCGAGGTCAACTCGGATGTCTTGCGCGGCGCTACCGAACTGGCCTTGGATGTTCGCACTGAGTGGCGATATCCAGATCAAGGTGAGGTTGCCGTCCGGGAATCCGGCAGCTGTTTTCCCCATCTTGTAGATGCCGACCCGCACAGTCGGCTTCGTGGTCACTGTCTGTTCCGCGATCGTGAAACCCACGGTGTTGTAGATCCGGTCGCGGGTGGCGTTGATGTAGCCGAGGTCGAGACGGTTGATCGCCGTCGTGTAGATCGGCTCAACCCAGGTGATCGTCGCATTGTGATCGTGGCGGTGGGTGGTGTTTTCGCCGCCGTACTCCCACGAGGTGGTCCCATTCACGATCGTCGGGAGCGGCACCATCTCAGATGACGGAAACACCGCATCATCAACCGGATTCAACGAAATGAACCCCGGAACATCCGTCGGAATGTCCTCGATGTTCGCCTTCGTACCCAACGCCACATTCGCCTCCGCGATTGCCGTCGAGTTCGCGATATTCGCTTCCTCGTTCGCAGCAGCCAAGGCCGCCGCCGCAGCAGCATCATCGACCGCCGTCATCGCAGTCTCCTGCGCCTGAACCGCCTTCTGCTCAGTCCCCCGCAGACGATCAGCCAACGCATCGAGATTGAAAATCCCGAACGTCAACCCATCCAACGCGTCGAAGATCATGCCCGCGATCCACCCCAACAAACCGTTCGGGAAGATGCTCGTCATACCTGCTTGACCGGCGGGCTTACCGGGAGGCAACTTCTCCATCAGCGCCCACCCCACTCAGATCGACATCGACGCTCACGCCTCTGCACACGCACCAACACAACCGTCAACACCAACGCCGAAACCGCGCAACCCGCGTACAAAACAATGCGGATCACATCCCGCCCCGGATACAACGAATTCGACATCGACGACGCAGCCACCTGAATCAACACCAGGCACGTCAACACCTTCTCGGGCAACAACACTCGACCAACCTCGTTCGACCACCACTTCGACCGAAACGCATAGATCAGAGTGAACGTGCACCACACCAACGTGAGGAACACCAACAGCCAGTTACCGACTTCTCGGAGCATCATCGCCCTTCCATACTCAGCCGGAACAACTCACCGAAGTGGTTGCGCACCATCTGATCCTGAACACGCTGCCCGTGACGCTCGTGGTCCGGGCGGGCGCGACGAGACGCCGCCAACCGCTTATCCACTTCCTCGTCCAGCAACCGTGCCTCGGTGACCGTTTCGTTCTCGGCGTGTTGACGCCGACGCCACCTCACGGCGCCCCCTGAGCTGACTCTTTCCGCCACTCCTCCAGCAGCCGCGCCGACAACTCGGACGTAGCCGATAGCTTCGCGATGGTCTTGGCGTCCTCACCGTTCAACGTCAACGCCTTGTCCAACGCAGACCGGAGATACGTGTTCGCCTCGCGCTCAGCATCCAACTGCTCACGATGCTGAGCGCCAGGGACGAGGACACCTCTCGCGATCATGAGGAAGACACCGACGACGAACCCGACGACGACACCACCCTCAATGGGGAGCGCGGAAAAGAACTCCCCCATCACCCTTGCTTAGGTGCGGTGGCGAGGGCGGGCAGGTACTGCTTCAACAGGGCGTCGACAGTCGGGTTCGCGAGGATCTTCGTAACGCCCGCGATGATCGGAACCGCCGACGCCAACGCAGTGGACTGCGTCGCCGTCGAGGCATCCGTCAACGCCGCCAACACCGCCGGCAGAATCGCAATCAGAAACGCCACCACCGTACGAGCAACAGCCCGCCACGGATACTGAGACTGCGTCGCCTCATCAGGCCTCGAATGCTCCCCCATCACTTACCCTCCAGCTTCGTCAAACGTGACTGGATGTCGGCGAGCGCATCGACCACCGTCTTGTTGCCCAACTGCGGCCAACCCTTGAACTGGCCCGCGTCGCGCTGCTTCATGCCACACAGCTGCTCGCGGATGTCCTTCACATCGGACACAACCGCATCCATGTACGTCTTGAAAGCTGCAAAATCCATGTCACCCTCCTCGGGCTTCGTTGGGGTAGTAGGTGTTCCGTAAATCCCGAGATGGCCGGCGCGGAGCTTCGCAGCGAACGCCTCATTGCGTGCATCACCCTCACGGAACGCCATCTGGTAGTGCATCTCGTCGGCGCGGCCCCAGTCGGCACCCCAGAAGACGGTGCCCTCGAACAGTCGAAGTCCCTCGCGGATCTTCGCGATCCGAGCAGCTGGCATCACACGCTGACCCCACGGATACTTCGGGGCATTCACATCGACTGCGGTTCCGGACAGGTGGTTCGAGTTCGCAACGTCGTTGGTGTTCGACCAACCCCACACTGGGGATCCGATCTCTTCGACGTTGCGGTCGTACCAGAACAGCCATGCGCCGAGGATCGTCAACGGTGCACCCCTACGGAGCGGTGCCGTGTCGACGAGGAACAGATCTTTGATGCGGGGGATGTCGCACTCGTCGCGGTTGCACATGCGCCAACCGTTCTCGGAGTGGGTGTTCCCGTACGCGGTACGGAATGTCATGTGTTTCTCCTAGGTTGAGTTGGCGATAGCGCGGATGCTGCCGAAGATCGTCTGAACCTTCTTCAACACGCGCTCCCAGCCATCACCGACAGTGATGGCATCACCGAACGTGGTGACAGTCCGCATGCGGCCGTCTTCCTGCTCGGTGATCTTCACGTTCGACACGTGCTTCTCGATCACCACACCGTCATCCCAAACGGTCATGATGTCGCCCACCTTGTAGCGGCGCTCGAACTGAACTTCCACGCCGTCAATCACTTCGACGTCCTCGCCGAACGTGAAGCCGCGGCCATCCGCGCCGCCCTCGACGACCGTCAACCGGATCGCCTCGGAACCGGAATGCGCTTTCAACGCGGCCTGTCCGACAGCGAACCCGTCCAGCGACCATGCGGACGTGTTGTCGCCGAACGCTTCACCGCGACCCAACTCCCCCAAATCGGTTTCGAGTTCGGGATCCCAGAACTGTTGGAACGCGAAGAAGATGTCATCGAACAGGTCGCCGATGATGTTGCCCAACCCGAGACCGGGGAGGATCGCATTCAGGATCAATTGCAGGGCGAAGTTGGCGCCCCACTCGATGACCTGATTCAGGATCTCGGGCGCCTTGCCGCCGATCACAACACGTGTTGCGTCCGCAGTCTTTTCGACCCGTTCGATCCATGCGATCTGATCACCATCAGTGCGCCACTGATGCTCACGCCGGTCCCGCTTAGCGTGCGTGTTGAACACGAAGCCGGGGTTCTGCAACTTCCCCCACTCGGACGGATCCGTCAGCTCGAGAATGTTTCCGGGGTTGGTGAAGTTCAGGAAGTTGTCGGACGTGTAGTCCATGACGGATTGCAGCATCGCCAACGTGTGCGTGTTGAACACGTGCGGGGACGGCAACCCGTCGGCCGGCGTCCACAAGCTGATGGACAAACCGATCTCGTATGTCTCGACGGTCTGCTTGAACAGTTCGTCAAGCTGAGTGAACCGGGCAGCCAACACGATCATGTCGTCGGGTGACTCGTGCACGATGTTCAGCAAGTCATCCAACGTGTCGATGTCGTCGAGGTCCGGCAACTCGGGTGTGGTTTTGCGGATCGGTAGAGCAGCCACGACAGGCGATCGGAGTCGTGTCATCACCTTCGACACATACTTCTTCATCACCTGATCGGGTGGTCCCCAGTCAACGTCCTGCTTGCCGGTGATGTTCAACTGGAACTCTGGTGGTGTCGTGTTGTTCACCCACGCCAACGCCCGCAACAGCTTGAACAAGTTCGAGACGCAGGTCAGTTTGATCGTCAACCTGCCAGGCGGACCCGCGACCTGAGCCTCCATAACCCGCCCATCCCACGGGATCCCATTGTGGCTGGTGCGGATGTGAATGACTTTCCGCCGAGGATGCGACAGATACGACGCCATCGGATGATCCCCACGAATGTAAATTTCCGCGGTGGTGGGGATCGCCCAATCCCACTCGAAAGTGGTTCCCGCCATGTACGCGCCAAGAGGCCTCCACGACATCGCATCCGGTGAACCGACCTCGATCCGGAAACCTTTGACCTCGGTGGTGTTGGGGCGCGGATATCCGGGGGCGGCGACAGTCATCTAGAAGCCCTCCCTGAATAGTTGCGGCAACGTCACTTTCACCGAGGTGTTGGTGGTGGTGCCGGTGCCTTGGATCGTGATGGGAACCGTGATCGGGCCAGATGGATCACCGGGGATCTGCTTGTACCAGGCGCGAGCGATCCACGACCGATCGTTGCCTGCACTGTCTTTGATGGAGAACCAGTTCGGATCGGTGTTGATGGTCCACACGTCGCCGTCCGCGATGGTTGGTAGTGGGACGAGTTCGCCTTGCCACCCGATCTTCGGCAGCGTGATCGGGCCGGTGATGACGATGTGCGGCCACACCGGCTCATCCGACTCCGACTCGATAGCGGCTGTCGCGAAGTCCGCGTCCTTGAATGTCTTAATAGCTGGTCGTTTCCGCCACCACGTCTCATCCGACCGTAGCGTCGCCGGGTCGTTCAGCTGAACCCCCGAGTCCTTCAGCAGCCGAATGTCCATCGGCCCGAACTTCGTAGACAACCTCACGTACTGGAATTTCTCGCCACCAGTTTCGGTGATCGACCAGAAGGTGTGGATTTCCTTGCCGCGGCCAAGCGAGTGCCGCCATAGCTTCCCGAGCCGCAACGCGTCAGCCTTCGGAACGGGCCCGACCTTGCAGTCCAACCCGATGAAGTTCGGCATGTCATTGCGGGCAACCCACGACACCCCAGCCTGACCCACGTTCTTCTGGTCATCGTGCGTGAACTCGGCGCCCTCAGTACCTGTGGGTTCCGTACGAAACGAGACGGGACAGGCGGGATCGTTGAAATCCCACACTGTCCCGTCTGCGCATTCGAGGACATATCGCCTACTCATATGCCGCCCTTCAGGATGTTGATGTTCGCCATGCCCGAGTCGCGGTCGACGTTCACCTCAGCTCGGATCGGCTCACGGTTCTTGATCGCCAACAGAATTGCTTCGAGGACCGGCTGAATTTCCTTGGTCGCGTTCTCGAACCCCTTCTCCAACTGGGAGGAAGAGTTGCTGCCTGTGTCGAATTGTCCGGTGAACTTCCCGTCCGCATCGAACCCCGACGCGAGCGCGAACGCCGCACCCACACCGAACGCCGCAGCGTTATACGCAGCAGCACGACGACCATTCGCCGTCGTCGGCACCTTCAACCCCGGCTTCTCCCCCACATAACCACCGAACCCTGTGAGTCCACCGTCAGCCATCGGCACCAACTCGTACCCGAACCGGCGTGCAGTCTCCCGAGTGATCGCGACTGAACGGTTCCGCTTCGACGGGGCGTGCGGAATGTAGGACTCTCCGCCTGTTCCCTTCTCCGCGAACCGAATCAAATCCGCACCATCGCTGTACAGGCCGGCTTGGTCGGGGAGGTTCATGCCGCCGTTCTCGAACACCTTGAACCCGCCAGACCAGATCAGGTTCGGATCCTTCCCGGCAGCATCCGAGGTGCCACCAGTCGGCGCCGACGACGGAGCCGACTCGGGCGCCGAATACGACGACGATGTACCGGGCCAGTTGGTGACAAACACCCGCTGCCCATCCGTCGCCAACGCAGCACCCGAATCCGTCGTAGCCACAGCCATCTGACCGTTGCCACGAGCATTCGACGCAGCGATGATCTCGTCCGCCTCAGCAGCCTTCACCGCATAATTCGAACCATCCGCGGTGCCCGACTGCTGCACCTTCTGCGCCGCATCCGCCTCCGACATGCTGTTGTAGTCGAAGTCGTCGAGCTTGTCGTAAAACATGCCCGCAGCCCTGGTCGGATCCTTCCGGTCCTCCAACGTGCCCCAACCACCGTTATCGCGCTGCTGCATGATTCCGGCGTTGTCGCCGTCCATGCCGTAGTCGAGGTTCTGCAAATCCGTTTCAGCGAGGGCGGCCATCACCGCGGCCTTGATGCCCTTATCACTGATGCCTCGCCGCTTACCTTCCGCGATCACCTGATCCGCGATCTTCTCCCGCTCCGTCCGAGTATCCGGCGCAGCAGGAGCCGCATCCTTACCCGCACCCGACGGCGCACCCAACGGTTCCTTCGACGCCGCATGCACATGGTTCTCGTGCTGCTGCATCGTCGCCGCACCATAGAACGACGGATCAACGATCTTCCCGTCCTTGATGTTCCGAGTGAACCGCGGATCCGAGTAGATCAACTCCGCCAACTGCGACTGGTAATTGTCGGCGAGGTAGTTCGCCCACGCCAACTGCTCATCGGTGTTGCCTGAGCCGTTGGAGTAGTCGACTGCCTTCCCTTGTCCGTGGTAGTCGTTGGTGTCCCGGTACGACGAGGTGAGCGTCAACCCTGGCGCGTGCTGGGAGGCGATTCCGGTGAACGACTCGACGACACCACCGTCAGCCATCTTTATGGCATCAGGTCGAACAAGGCCGAATCCGAAGCGGCGAGCCACATCCTGCAAGATCGCCTCCGAGCGTTTCCGCTTCGACGGCGCCCCCGGAATATAGGCCTCCCACTGCGTTTCACCTTCCGCATACTGCACCGGACCAAGCGGCGACTTCGTGTAGATGCCCTGCCCGGAGCCCTGCTGGATGTGCGCGGTATCGATCATCCCGTCCGCACGAGTACGCACACTGCCATCAGCCTGGGCCTCGGCAAGCGTTGGTCCAATGAACTGCGGATCAACGCCCGCAGCTACACGACGCTCTGTCACGACAGCGGAAATCCTCAAGATTCTCTGCCGATTCAGCCACTCCTGCATCCGCGCTTCGGCATCGGCTGTCTCAGCTGTGACATTCACGGTCCCGTCAGGCAGGGTCTCCACCTTCAACCCGAGTAGCTTCAAACTGTCGATCGCATCCTGGGTAAGGGCGGACGTTTTTATGGTCTTCGAGTCCGGGACATCGATGACCTTGTCCTTCAACACGTCCAACTCGTACTTGGCTTCAGGCATACCGGGCTGGCGGATTTCTGTTGCCACGAAGTTTGGTGTTAAGCCGAGAACATCCAAATATTCAATAGCCGCTTGATTCGACATGCCGGTAGCCCGAAGCTGCTGAATCAGGGCGTCACGGTTCTCGTGATACTGACCGGTGAGCGCCTCAACCGTGTTACCAGCTTCGAGACCTGTGCGGATCTGATTAATGAACTGGTCGGACATGCCCTTCAGTCCGTTTTCCATCTGCACTTGAGCCTGGTTGTTGCGGTCGATCGCACCAGTCCAGTTCTCAATCTTGATCGAAGCGCCGTCAGCGCCCACACCGATGTCAGCAATCGCCTTGTTGACCTTCGCCGACTGGTCATTGAACGCCGCCGACAGTTTCATATCCCCGGCGAACTCATTAAACCGTTCCTGAGCCTTATCAAGGCTCGGCACCAACGTGTTATCCACGAAATCGGCACCCTGGTTCAGGCCGTTCTTAATACCGTCACCGGTCTTCTCGGCAGCGTCGGCCATGCCGTTCAGCTTGTCCGACAGACCGCCAACACCCGCATCGAACCCAGGAATGACAAGACTGATCAGCTTCCCGGCTTTGTCGAGGCCGCCGACCATATCAGCGATGGATCGCAAGATACTGACCGACATGTCCGCGCCCGCACCCGCGAACTCAGCGAGCCCACGCATACCGTCAGCGACGAACCCAAGCACCGCTTTGCCGCCCTCGAACGCACCATTACCGACATCGATGAAGAACTGGATGACGCCAGCGCGGTTATTCGACACTGTGTCGGCAAACTCTTTGATGTACGGCCCGAATGCCTGCGCGAGAGCAGCTTTCATCCCATCGCCAGCAAGCTCGATAGACCGCATAGCACCCTCAACTGATGTTGAGGCGTTGCCGCCCATCACATTGATCGCCCGCCACGCCGCACCCTCATAGTCATTCAGTGCAGCGGTCGCGGTGGACAGGTCCATCGCGTACAGCGCTTCACCCAAGTCCTCGGACTGGGTGCCGAACAGTGCGACGGCGGCAGTAGCGCGCTCAGCCGGATCCTCGATGTTTCGGAGACCTTCGAGGACGATGCCCAAACCTTCGCGGGCATCCTCACCGCCCTTGGCGATCTTCGACGTCATCTCCTCGGCGTTCTGGCCGATCGCGGCATAGCCCTCTGCGCTCGACTTCGAACCGTCGATCGCCCGGATACTGAACTCCTTCAACGCATCCGCTGCGAGGTCAGTGTCACGTGCGCCAGCCTTCAATGCCTGCGACATCAGGCCGATACCATCAGCCCCCGACAACCCGAGTTTCCGGAACTGGGTGCCGTACTCGTTGATGGTGTCCAGCCAGTCCTCACTGACATTGAGACCCATCTGGGAGCCTTTGACGATGAGGTCGAAAGCGTCCTGCGCATCGACAGCGAACCCCGTCTTAATGGCCTGTCCTGCGGCTTTTGCGACTGCGGGAATCTCGTCGCCGATGATCGTGGCGACGCCGTCGAGGCTGTTGATCATCTTCTCGGCGTCGCGTTGTGTTGCGGCTGGGTCGAGGAGTCCGCTTGCGAGCGCGGCTTTCGCGGTCGAAAGGTTCCCTTCGACGGATTCACCGAACGCGTCGGCGTAGGACTCACCTGCTGCGAGACCGAACTTCCGTGCCTGCGCCTCGGTGACACCTGTCTGCGCCTGGAACAGGTCTTGATTCTGTTCCTGCTGCATACCCTCTTGGATGGCGGCAGCGAGCGCAGCACCAGCCGTCAAACCGATGACAGCGACACCCAGCAGCGAACCAGCGATAGGGCCTGTCGACGACGCGAGGTTGCCGATCGTGTCGGTGAAACCGGACAGGAAGTTTCCGCCAGCCTGATCGCCAGCACCAGCACCGCCGTCACCAGCCTGCCGATACAGATCATCCAAGTCACCCTGAGCGGCCTGCAAATCCTGCCGAAGGCGGTTACCTAGTTCGATGTCGTTCAGCGCACCGGCAGCTTGCCGTGCGCCTGCACGGATTTCGTCGATCCCTCGTGCAGCGTCGCGGGCCTCGTTGAGGAGGCGGTCGTTCATGACGATGTCGTCGACTGACTGGTCGGCGCGTTGCGCGTTGCGTTCCAATTCTTGGATGCGTTGCGCGGCTTGCTGCGCCTGCCGGTCCAGCTGCCGGTTGATTTCCACTGCTTGTGCTGCTTCTCCTGCGCGGGCGGCTGCGCGGGTGATGTCCTGGAAGCCGTTGCTGATCCGTTGTGTGGATTGCCGTGACTGCTGCTCGGATCGTTGGGTTCCCTGGATGAAGCGGGAATCGTCCAATGTCAGTCGGGCTACGAGCTCACCAACGTCCAAGCTCATCGCTCAGCCCTCCAAGGGTTCAGGTTTTCGGTTTGATCGTGGCGAGGAACTCGGTGGCCTGTTCGAGGTCGACGAGTTTGCCGAGTTGCGCTAGCGCCCAGTGCGCTTCGCCCATGTCGGCGGTGAAGCCGTAGTGGATGATTGCGGTGCGGCCGGCGTGGAAGATCATCGGCCAGGGCAGATCGTCGGCGACCATCTCGTCGTAGACGCCGCCGGACCATGCTTCGGTTTCCGGGTCGATCTCGGCGCCGAGGATTTTCAGTGCCTCGAACACCTGCTCGACGGGCGGTACACCTTCGGCGATGACCTGCTTGCGTAGGCGTGCGGCCTCGGGCGCGCTGGGCGCGGGCACGGTGTATGTCTTCCCGCGGATCGGCAGGTGCAGATCCGGGTCGAAGAAAGTATCCAAATCCTTGTAGGCCATGCGGCGTCCTTTTGTGTGTTAGCCATGCGGCTTATGTCGTCACATTCCGATACCTAGTGACGTAAGATGTTGGTATGAAACGAGTTACGGATGACATGTTGCGGATCGTTGCCAATATCTATCGGACGGCAGCAGAGAATGGCCAAGCACCAACTGTTTCAGTCCAAGAAGAACTCGATATCCCACGAGGCACGGCGGCATCATGGATTGGACGTGCTCGTTCTGCTGGATACCTTGCGCAGGATGTGCCCATCCGCAACATGAAAGTTGCTGCCGTCGCCGACGAGATCGGTGTCAGCTACGACGTGCTGTATGCGGCGATCCGAAAGCACACCACCAACGGGCTGCGAGTCACCTCATGAAGGAAATTGAGAGTGTCTTTGTGGCCCGCATGACTGCACTACGGAAGATGAACGGCGTAACCCAGCAGGCACTTGCGGACGCACTCACCGAACGCGGGTTGAAGTTTCACGACTCCAGCGTTGCGAAGATGGAGAAGGGTAAGCGTCGTGTCAGTCTCATCGAGTCCAGCATTATCGCCGAAGTCCTCGGCGTGGACCTGGATTACTTGATCGGCGATGCCATTCCTGCTGACCTTCGCGAGTACGTCGAGTCTCAGATGACCTCGCTGGGTTAGCCCGCTTTCGGGTGTAGGGCGTCCCAGAGGTTGGTGCCTGGGGTGGATGCGTAGTGGTCGATGCGCAGTTTCAGCCACCGCCACGTACGGCTGTTGAGGAGACCGGATTCGATGTCGTGACCGTTCGCATCCAAGTCGAGTTCGATTGCGTGCCAGTGGTTGAGGACATCAGTCCACGGCCGATCGACTGTCTCGTCGACCTTGGTTTTGCCGGGTGTCGGGTTGTACCAGTCGCGGACGCCGGTTACTTCGTCGTACGGGCCGCCGCCAGGATCATCCGGTCCATAGGTTCCCGGGGCTGAAAGATCTTGCGGGCTAGGGTCGCCCCCACTCTCGATTGGTTCGGGGGTGGGGGCAGGGGATTTCCCGCCAAGACTCCACCAGCCGACTCCCACACCATGCGACCAGCCTCAGGACTCAAGCCGTAGTGCGCCATGACGACGCGGCCACAGACGGCGATCTTCGGCCACGACACACCAGCGTCAGTCATCTGCTGGTAGGTGTCGCCGAGAGCGAACACGATCTCGTCGCGTTCTTGCTCATCCGTCAGGCGTGGTTTCTCGTTCAAGAGTTGGACGAGGTGTAGCCCTTGGCGGGCACTGCATGAGACCCGGAACTCGCGCCCACCGATAGGTAGGACGAGTTCCGGGTCCATGAGTTCTGCGAGGTCACGCATACAAGTGCAACCTTTCACAAGTTAAGCGAACCGAGGCACATCGCCCTCAACCGCACGAATCCGATCCACAGTCATCGTGTGCGAAGCATCGAAAGACCCCGACCACTGCGGACTGATCTGAATCACCAACAACGTCCCCGGACTGTCAATCCGCTTCGTCAGATAAAGCCAATGGAACCGACCCCGACTGGTCGAAGAAATGTCCTGCCGACGCTGAGTGGTCGAGCCACCCTGATCACGCACAGCGACACCCACACTGGCGATCGTGTTCGTCGCTGGAACAAACACCCGAATCCCCACCGTGATCAGCTTCCCGGACACCAAACCCTTGATACCCAACGAAGCCGGTGACGCCGAGAACTGCGCCATCGACGCACCAGTCGCCACCGCAGTCAACTTCAACGCATGCGTGCCGGTTTCGAAGTTGACGGTGTCCTTCTCCGCCAGGCAGTTCGTCAGAGTCCAACCATCCGGGAACGCCGGATCAGTCCACGTCGCGAACTCGGTGTTCGAGATCAATGACCTGCCAGGTTCGAGGAAGTACGACGGACGCTGAGTCGGCGTCGGGGCTGCACCGTGATACTGCAAAGCGCGCATGACAGTGTCAGCCCACAACACGCTGCCATTCGGGGCTGGCGCATCAGATGTAGTAGTCGGGTGAATGCCGTCGCTCTTGGTGTACGCGACTGGATTGCCGGTGTCGATGAACGCCTGATGCACATCGATGAACCCATACCCGCGGCGGGCAGCGAGGGCCTGAAGTTCAGTTGCCTTGATGCTCTGCCACGTCTCACGCCCCGCGGTGAAACTGGGGTTTTGGGACATGATGATCACGCCGGCGTCCGGGTAAATCTGCGTTAGCTCTTCGGTGAGGATGAGCATGTTGGGTCGGAAAGCGGCACGCAGGTTAGCCGATGACACGTCGTACATGTTGTGCGAGTGGGACACCATGATCAGGTCAGGTGGTGTGGCGGTGAGCGATTCGAATGCTTGAGTGAATCGTTCACCGATGAAGTTCAGTGTCGAGAATCCCGATACCGAGCAGTTCCACATGGTGATCGTGGGTGGGGTTGGTGCGGTTCCTGTTTGGATGACGGTGGCGGCGTCGTAGGTCCTGCTGGTGTCGTTCCACAGTCGGTAGTTGACTGTGTATTTGGGGAATTGCGCTGCCAGCGCTTGCGTTTCGAGGTAGATGTGTTCTGCTGGTTCGTTGCCGGTGGAGTCTCCGATGTAGAGGATGTCGACGTTGTCTGTTCCTCGGTTCAGTTTGGAGAGCATCCGGGTTGCGTTGGCTGATGCTGTTGAAAGGATCTCGTGCCCATCTGAGATGCCTTTCGTGATGTCATCTACCAACTCTTTGGTCAGGCGGGTAGCCCCACTCACAATGCTCGGTCGAATAAAGTTCATGGAACTACCCGCCTTCCTGCGGTCAAACGATTACCAGGGTCGGCCCGATCACCGAGGTCAGCGACCCGATGATCGAGCCACTTAAGGGTTTACGACTACGGTCAGCGCTCCATCGGTGAGTGCGGTACCGTCGCCGGTTACGACGCCGCCGGGGACAGTGACCGACCAGGTCGGTGCCGTGCCGGAGGTCGTGAAGTCCGCTGCCACGTAGCCGTCATCGAGGGCGGCCAATGCTGCCTTGATTGCGGCGGCGGTCGCGTTGTAGGCGAGGGCCGTGGTGGTCTTGCCGTTCCAGGTGAGGGTGAAGGTGCCTGCGGTGGCTGCGCCGACGCCGACAGTGAACACCTGCGTACCCGAAGGTACGAGGGGCTTCGTGATCTCTTCCGGCTTGCCACCGAATCCGAGCGTGAAGCTGAACTCCTGCAACGCATTCACATCCGACGCAGCGGTGTCGGTCCACTTCACGGGGTGCACGCCCTGGTACGCGTCGGGCAGGTCATCGCGGCGGTAGATGCGGGCCTTCACCTTGTTCGCCTGCCCGGTCTTGCGGCCGAGCTGACGCAGGTAGTTCTGGCCCGGATCGTCAACGAAGCCGGCGGTGTTCTCGCCCTTGCGCTTGCCGCCGCCCTCGATGCGGTACGACAAGCCTGTCGCGATCTCCCGGGCGTAGCCCTCGTCGTCGATCGTCGACTCGTCCTGCAAGGCACCTTCGAAGATGGGGCTGACGGACGTGAGGCCACGGACTCGGGTCCAGTCGGAGCCGATGAGGACTTCGAGGATCCAGTCGCGTGCGAGTGTGGATGAAAGTGACTGTGTGGGTGCGGTCATGGTGTTGCTCCTGGGTTTGTGGTGATGGTGTACGAATCGGGGCGGGTGTAGCGGTTGTTCGCATCCGGGGCGATGGGGCCGGCGATGTGCCGGATGCAGGACAGGATGTTGACGCCCGCCCACACTGTGTTGCTGCGCTCATGCAGCCTGTCGTCGAGGGCGCGGAACACGCTGTCGGCCAACCTGTTGACGGTGCGAGGGTCGCGGCCGGCGGTCCTGAATCGGAGTTGGACGTAGTAGTCGGGTGTTGCTGCGTCCCGTGTCCGGTCGTCGTTGTAGCTGTTGAGGAGGATCGCCGTGTCTGGTTTGTCGGGGAGTTGCCCGAAGAAGACCGCGGGAAGGCCTTCGCCGACGTAGATGCCGTTCGGTGCGTAGCGTGCGAGCCCGAGGTTGGTGAGGTGTTGGGCGAGGGCTTCGAGGAGTTCAACGGTGTCCGGTGCCCGAACAAGTGTCATCCGAGTTGCCTCCGTATCGATTCCGCGAGGATCTGCCCGACAACTTCCCTCGTTGCGATGACAGCGTTTTCGAGGTACTTCGCCTCACCATCCTGATGGTTGAAGTCCAGCGCCTCATGCTGGATGACGGCATACGGTCCGTCGAAGCCGACAGCAGCTTCCAACCCCTCAGCCGCAGTCGCCGCAGTGTTCCGCAGATACCCCGTCTCTTTGGGTGCCCGTTCGATCGCTTCCTGCTTGATGACTTCAGCGGCAGCGTGTAGTCCGTCGGTGATGGCGGAGCGGACTGGCTCGATCGGAAAGTTCAGAGCAGTACTCACGAGTTATCGTCCTTCAACCAGGATTCGATCTCGTCCGCTATGCCACCTTCAGTGAACGTCGTCGGGTAGCCGAAGCGGGCCGCGACCTCATCGAGGATCTCGGCACTACGCTTCCGATGGGGGTCGCTGCACGGGATGTCACACATGTCGTCCTCCTAGGTGAGGTCGATGCTGTAGAAGTTGGGGGTCAAACCGCTGCCGTCATGGTGCAGTTGATCGGCCAAGACTTGCGCTGTGCGTCCACCAAACTCGGGCGGCAATGTCACCAGCGAATCGACAGGAATCAACGCAGTCCCAACCGGCAAACTGACTCGGGCCTCCGAGATGGCCTCGGAACCATCAGCAGCCTTCACCAACTTGCGTTTGGTGGTGATCTTCCCGAGCACAGTCACCGCCGGATCGAACGCCGGCTCGTAGGGGCCTTCGCCCGCATGCCGCTGCACCGATACCGGCCACACAAACCACACCTTCGCGATCTGATCAGCCACGCTCATGACGATTGCACCGCCGACGACGCCAACCCCGCCAACCGCAAAATCCGCAACGCACCAGGCGCCAAAAACTTGAGCGCATTCATCCGATCCGGAGCCGTCAAATACGTGTCATACGACAACGACGCACCATCAATCGCGGTCGTCGTCAACCGCGGCTCCTGACCGCCGGCGCCCTTGATCGGATCATCACCCGACGCCAACCACGCATGCACTTGCGCGCACGTCGCTTCCTGCATCGCCTCAGACAGATCATCATCCGAGGGTTTCCCGTTCGGGAGGGTGTCGTAGATGTCGCACTGGCATGCAGTTCCGACGAGGCCGGATGCTTCCCGCAGCATTGCAGTCAGCTTCGCGGGGGCAGGTTCTGGGGTTTCCCCCATCCAGGTTTCCAGCTGATCGGCGGTCGCATAGACGAGCACGGTTACTCCTTCTCCAAGCCGATGACCGTCTTGACGGTCGCGACATCGGCCCCAGCCGAGAACAGGGAACCGGACGCGTCGCGCCGCAACTGCTCCACGATGATGCAATCCGGAAAGATCTGGACACGGCGTGTACCCGCAGATGGGATGCCGAGCAGTTCAAGCGCGGCCATCAAGTCCCGCCGCTTGAACGTGGTGGGTAGATCAGACACGGATTCTCCTCGGGGTGTTGATGGTTGGCGCGCAGACCATCTCGGTCATACCGAGATGTTTATACGCTGCTGCAAGGGGGAAAGGAACCCGGCGGTGAACCCCTCAAGCGGTCTTAACGTGGGTCTATGAGCCGTTGCCGGGCACGTAGAAACGCACCAACCACCAAGCATTTGGTCCCACCAGCCCCGAGCCGCACAGGAAGGCGACTCGGGGGGTGGGCATCAGGTAGATCAGTTCTCGGCAGGCTTCCGTGCGGCCCGCTTCACGGTCTCCGACACCTTGTAGCCGTGACGGATGAAGTACGCCAACGCATTCGCGTCATCCGTCTCCCCCACGCCGTCAACGAAGCTCACGCCAGCGACCTTGCCGTTGTACCCCTCTACGGGGGTCTTCACGGTCGCCACTACTGAACCTTGATGTTGCGGAACACGGATGCAGCCTTGGTGGCCTTCAGAGCACAACCAACCGGGCCGAGCTCGACCTCACCCTTCTTCACCGCACCAGCAGTGGAGAAGTCAGGCAGCCACGTCTGAACGATCTGACCGCCCACCGTCGACACACCATGGAAGCCATCGAGGCCGACACGGTACGCGAACAGGTCAGTCAGGCCGGTCTGCGCCGTACCGACAGTGCGAGCCTCGATCGGGATGATCGGGTTGTTCGTTCCAGCCTGGTTCCCCGGGTCGACGAACGTGATGCCGCCGTACGACTCACGGTTGATCGGCCGGCCGTTCGCACCGATCAGTCCCTCGATGGGATCCTTCGTGTACATGCCGGAGCGGCGTGCAGCGGCACGGACACGAGCCAGTGCCTTCTGGTTGCCGAGGACGACAGTCGGGATGCCGTCGAGCAGCGACAGCCACTCGTCGATGTCGTCGAGAGCCTTGTTCACCGCGGAAGGCACTGTGTCCCAGTCAGTCCAGTTGGTGACCGAGCTTGCCCGGAACTCCGTCGAGGAGCCGGTGAGTGCCTTGTCGAGGCCGTCGAATCCGTTGGCGTCGACGGCAACGTCACCGTTGATCAGTTCGTCGTTGAACTTGGTGGTCGCTGCCTTCACCTTCTGCGACACGTTCAATGCGATGTTCGAGGACGCGGCAGGGCCGAGCTTCGCGAGGACACGGTCCACCTCGAACGATCCACCGAGGACTGCGAGCGTGATGCTCTTCTTCTCGGTGGTGACGTTCTGCGGGGTGTACTCGGTGTTGTAGGCGCGGGTCGCGGCGGTGGGCTGCGTCAGCAGGCGCCGGTAGCCGTAGTCGAGTGTGCCGCCACCTGTCGGGGAGACAGCATCATCGAAGATCAGCGAATCGAGGACAGCGGATTCCTTGCGGAACTCGTCGATGACCGCGGGATCGTAATCTTCCTGGGCGTTGAGCTTGGATTCTGCGAGGGTTACAGCCATGGGAGGCTCCTAGGAGTAGTGGGCGGCGATGGAGCCGCTGAGCGTTGTGGATTTGGGCTTTTCTTTTGCGCCGCCTGCGGGGAGTCCGGACTTGCCGGCTGGTGCGGCGGTTTTGATGCGTTCGGAGAGTGCTTTCGCTTTGGCGTCGAACTTGTCGGCTGGTGTGCCTTCGAGGAAGTCGAGGTCTTCGTCGGACAGTCCGTATTTGCGGGCTGCGCGTTCGCGGGCTGCTTCGGCGCGTGCGGCTTCGGCGTCGGCTTTGGCGTCGTCCCGTTCCTTCGCTGCCTTTTCCTCGGCGGTCCGGTTCTTCGCCTTGATCTTTTCGAGTTCCTCGGCGGCTTTAGCGTTTTCCTTCGCTCGCGCCTCGTGCTTGCGTGCTTCCTTCTTCCAGTCGGTGGTTTCCTCGGCGGTGGTGGACTGTGCAGTCTCGGTTGCCGTGGTGTCCGTTGTCTGGGAGGTGTCGGTCGCGGTGGTGGCGGCGTCGGTGGTTTCGCTGGTTGCCTGTTCGTCGGCCATGCTGTTCTCTCCTTGTGCCATGCGGCATTGGCCCCGGTTGCCGTGCGGCTGGGGGCTGTTGGGGTACTGCGATTCCGCCATGCGGCGGGAAACTCTGGGGATCTATCAGCGTGTATTGGGAAAACCCGATAGATCAGCGTGCGCCGAGGCGTTCGCGGTTGGGTCGGCGTTTCAGGTCGTGTTGAGCGGTGTGAGCGGCGATTGCGGCTCGCTGCGCCTTCAACCGGGCCGCGAGTTCCCGCTTCCTCGTGGGGGTGACTGCGACTGCCTGCTGCTTACGGGTGTCACGGATGTCCCGCTCCATCGCCCGCTGCTTCTGCGAGGCTGCGTATCCTTCCGGATCCGGCCTCGTCTCGAACGTCCGCGACCCACCAGGAATGAACGCCGATATCGCGTGAGCGCACCGAGGGTGTTGGAAGCCTTTCGAGCGGGCTTCTCGCAGTGTGGCTTTGATCTTCACCTTCACCGCACGTCCGCCGGTTGCGTTGGGGCGGATCACAGTCCCGCTCTCGCCGTCGAGCGAGAGGACTTGCCCCTCATAGGGTTGGCATTGCGGCGCCGGATTGCTATGCGAGGACACGACGATCAGGGTTTGACCGCGCTCCAACATCCGATCCGTGTGCCCATCGATCAGCTCTTGGTTGACGATGGTTCGGGACTTCATCTCGATGTAGGAGGCGAGGGACCAGTTGCGGCCGGCAGCATCACGGAATCCGGTCACGCCGCGTTTGGTGAGGATGTCGAGGGCTTGTTGTGCTGCATCCAGGCGTGTACCCGATCGGACACCCGATGACCTCGCGATGATCTGCGTTGTGACCTGTGAATGCAACTCCCCCGCAGCACCCGGAATCCGAGCAGTAACCTGCGACAACACCTGCTGCCCCGCATAAATGGCGGCGCGAGTCTTCCGATCCCGATCCGGTGTGGCAGGCGGGATCGGCGGGGCTTTCGGTAACGCCTTCAAGTCCTCGTCCGCAGCCTCCCGGCCCCGCTCCGCAGCACCCGCAACCGCACCCTCAACCAACGCTGGCATCTGGGATTGCAACTGCAACGCAATCACTTGCGCCTGCTGCCGAAACCGCAACATCTCCGCCGGCTGCCGTGCTTCCCACTCTGGTGTGTCGATGCCCGCAACTATCGCTTCGGCGAGCAGCGACATCAGAGCTAGTTCGGCTTCGGTGTAGAGGTTGATCAGTTCGTCGGGGAGGCCTGCTGCTTCGGACGGGTCGAGCGCCATCGCCTACCCCCCTAGAAACCAGCTCCGAAGCCGCCGGATGGATCAGGAACCGCGCCAGCCTTATCGATCGCCGCGGCTTCCTCATCGATCCACTTCTCGTCCTTGTCCTGATTCAGGTACGCAACCTTCGTGCGAGTGGACGCAGCATTCGACGTAGACCAATTCAAGACAGTCCGCGATTTCGCCTCATCAGATTCACGAGCGAACTCAGGCCACTCGATCTCCAATTCCTCAGACGGGGCAACGCCTTTGAACTTGGCGGCGTCGATGCGGAGGCAGATCGTCGCCAACGGAGCCAACGCAGCACCCCAATAGCGGGCCTTACCGTTGGTCGTGATGACCGTCCACTCCTTCTTCCCCTGCGCCTCAGTAGCCGTCTGAGCAACCTCATCCGACATACCAAACGACACAGGCGAATAGCCGGTCTTGCGGAGCACTTCACGGATCAGCATCTCCGCGCCCTGATCATGCTGAAGGACACGGATCTCGGGCTGATGGAACTGGAGCATCGACATCGAGGTACCTGTCGAGCCGACACCAGTACCGACTGCCTGAAACACTTCCCGATCCTCCGACAGCGCCATGCCTTTGCCGGCGCCGAGGTTTTCGAGAAGGTCGTCCGAGGCGAACATGCGGGCTTGGCCGATGCGGAAGTCTCGAACGAGTGAGGAGTAGATGCGGTCGAGTTCGTGGAGCAGCGGGATTGTGTCGGTGGAGATGTCTGCGCGTCCGAGGTAGCGGAGTGTGTTGTGGTTCCGCCATTCGGGATTGGGGAGCACGTTGGGGACGTAGCGGGCGGCCAGCTCGTCGACTTCGAGGTCGACGTATCCGCCTGTCTCGTCGTCGAACCCGTTGAGGGTGATGCCTGCGGTGTCCTCGTGGGCGTCCAGGTCCATTGCGCTGCCGAGGTTCGTCGGTGTCCCCTTGTAGAGGGAGTGGACGATGCGGCCCTTCTCGTACCGTTCGAGGTGTCGCCACACGTCCCGCTCATCCGAACCCGCGAGCTCAGACCAGAACGTGACTGCGACGAGCCTGCCCCACTTGTACTCGGGGATTGCCTTGTCGGCGTCCACGAAGTCGATCCACGCGTTGTCGGCGACTTCCTCGTCCCACACCACACGCTGATACGAGCCACCCAGTGCCGAGCAGGACTCGCCGGCAGTGAATAGGTCACCGTGGAAGGTGGGGGTGTTGAAGATCAGGTCAGCGCGTTCCTGCGTAGTGCTTGCGGGGTCGACGATCGTGAGCGTCTCCGAGAACAAACATGACGCTGACAGCTTCGGGATATCGCCCGCGATCGGCGCATGCAACCGCTTGATCGGAGTCGTCGTCTGACTGACCGGACGCCCCCAGAACGCGTTGTACGCCGCGGACAGTCGATCCTTCACACCAGACGGGGATGTGCGGTTCCCTGCTTGGTAGTAGTCGTCGAGCTTCGCGGGGTCACCTTCCCACCACACCTGCGATTCGCGGGTGCGTTCCACGACTTTGCCGAGTTCAGTTGGTGGCCACGCCATGCCAGCTTTGATCATGCGGCTACCTCCTCGGCGATAGTGATTTCGATGGGAATGTGGTTGCGCCAGAACGTGAACGACGAGAACACGCCATAACGCCACGCGTCGCAGAAGTCGTCGTCTTCTTTGACTGGGGCGTCTTCGCCTCGTTCAGCGGCTTTGCGGTCCCACACATATCCACCGATCTCTCCGAGCAGGTTGGTGCACAGCGGCCCGTTGATGAGTAGTTGGTCGGTGGACAGTAAGGCTGAGACGACGCCGATGCCCGATTTGTGGGAGTTGTGGGCGTTCATGATGATGCCGAAGCCTTCGCGTTGCATCTGCATCTTGAGTGCGGCTGCTGATGGGTCTACGAAGAACCGTTCTGGTTTGCCGTGTTCGTTGATGAATCGGCGTAACGATTTGGTGCGGTCGGCTGGTGTGCCTGATGGTGGCGCCCATTCGGCCATTGCGTACAACTTGTTGTCGACACCCAATCCGATGAGGAGGCCGGCGGCTGGGTGGTTGACGCCGTCGTCGATGCCCATTGCGATGATGCGTTGAATTTCAGGCATGTGGTCGACGACGTGGCGTGCGGGGTCGAAGCAGTCGTAGATGACGCCGTCTGCCATGGTCCATTTGCCGAGGATGAATCGGTCGTACCAGAGTCCGGAGTATTGGGCTTGGCGGGTTTCGATGTATCCGTCGGGGAGGTTGTCGCGGTTGTCTTCGATTTCGAAGTGGAAGCAGCGGATGTTGAGTTTCGGGTCGTGTTCGCGGTCGATCCAGTCAGTTTTGAGCCAGTGCCGTGGTGCGTCGGGGTTGGTGGTGACGAACAGTTGGCACGCATACCCTTTGACGCGTAGGCGGCTGTGGAGCATGGAGAAGAACTCTTTGCTGACCAGGGTTGCTTCGTCGAGGTAGGCGATGCAGATGGTCATGCCTCGGATGGTTGATTCGGCGCGAACATCTGAGCTGCCGAGGATGTGGACTGTGCGGCCGAAGATGGTTGCTGTTGGTGCGCCGCGGTTGTAGCTGATGTGGTCAACCAGATCGCCGAACAGGGCTGGGTCGAGGAGGGCTTGCATGATGTTGCGGTAGACAGTGTCCCTCGTGCGTCCGATTATGACGATTTCCCCCGATGTTGGGGCGGTAGCGATCTTCATGAGCAGTTTGAACAACGATCCGATCGTCTTACCTGAGCTGACTGCGCCGTGCCAGATGACCACTTCAGCTGATGCTGCACCGATGCTGTGGGCTTGCTTCGGGGATAGTGTGCCGAGCTTCGAAGGCAGCAATGATCTACTCCCCTTGTTCGGCTTCGTACTGTGCAGCGAATTGTTCGAGGGCGCCTTGCATCTGGACGAGCGCGGATACCGCCTTCTCGGCTTGTTGGCCGGCGTTCATCTCGTGCAGCTTGTTCGCAGCTGTCAAGGCGGTGGAGAGGGCTTGAACGATGTGCTTCTGCGCCACCGGATCCGGCTTGTCCAACTCGTGCTGTTCATACTGATTGAATTGGCCGCCGAACGAATACACGATGGCCGGCTCATCGAGTTGAGCGAGCATGTCCTCAGACTTGACCAACAACCGTTCCTCGATGCGTGCACGCCGCGCTTTGTTGTCGACGTGCTTCGCCTCAGCAGCCTTCGCCGTCTCAGCACGACTGAACGACAAACCGAGCCGCTCCGAATGCCGGCTGATCGTTTCCTTCGAGCGCTGCATGTCGGTCGCGATGAAGGACAGTGACTTCCCCGCAGCGTGGAGTTCGGTTAGCCGTGCGCTCTCTTCATCGGTCCATGCGGCCACTCACATCCCTCGCGTGCGCGGTGAGGGTGCCAAACGTTTGGTTGTGGTCATTCAGATCACCCACATGCGGACGAGTGCCCAGATGATGCGGAGTTTTTCGATCATCTGGCCTCCTGGTTTAGACGAGAAGTGACCCTTTGTTTTCGGAGGGGTCTGACTCCGGCGTGCCTGGGTGTTGGTCAGGTGTCGCGTACGCGAATAGCGTATCAGATGATCGCTTACTCTTATGAATAGGTGCTGATTGATAGGGTTAGGCAATTGTTCAGGCGGGCTTCTTCTCCTTCTTCTTCTCCTTTTTCCGCTTCCAGGTGATGACGGTTTCGTGTGCGTCGAGTACGTCGCCTACTCGGTAGATGGGTATGCGTCCGTCGATTGTGGGGGTTATGTGTCCGAGGCTGCGGAGGTTGCTGATTCGGACTCGGGTGAGTCCTTCGATGCCGATTTCTTTTGCGAGGGTGGCGCATCCGTTTGCGTTGAGTAGTCGGTTGCGGGCTTGGGCTACATCGACGGCGTGGATGACGGGTTTTGCGGGTCGGGTGTTTGTTGCTCGTCGTGCGTGCCGGATTTCCGATGTGATGTCGTGGTGTGCTGACTGCGATCCGTCTGTTGCTGCGAGGAGGAGGATGTTGCGTTGTAGCCATTCGGCGTAGCCGACGACAGTATTTTTCGGTTGTGGCATGTTGCGGAGGTCGGCGAGCCAGAGCACCCAGCGTTCGAGTTCGATGAGTAGTCGGTCTTGGGCGTCGACGGCGTTCACGTTGTAGGGCAAGGGTTGAACGTTGTCGCCGGTCGACACTTTGGGGTTCCAGTTGGCGGCGCGGAGTGTTGTGAATGATGCGGCGATGAGGTCGGACATGATGTCGGGGACTTCTGTTAGTGCGTCGACGATCTCTTGTTGTTCGTGGCGTGGGATGAACCAGTGTTCAGTCACGGTGTCCTCCGATGCGGTGGCGTGCGCGGTCGTGGCAAGGTCGGCAGCGTCCTCGTGCGCCGTGTGGGGTGTGGCCTTCGATGCGTCGGGTTCTCGGTGCCATGGGGGTTCCGCATTCTCGGCAGGGTTGTCCGATGTCGATTCCGATGCGTCCGCCTGCCCCTGGGAGTGTTGCGAGGAGTTCGGCAAGGTGTGGGTCGCGTTTGAGTGGTGGCCGGCCGGGGATGGATCGGGCGTAGGCGTCGAGGGCTTTGGAGTCTGCGGGGGTCCATTCGAGGAGGTCAGTTGTCACCGGCGTGTTCCTTGATGATGGGGAGGATGGTGGGTAGGACCCATGCGCTGTAGGCCTGGATGATGCGGTCTTGGTTGGTTTTGGTTTGGGTTTTGAATTGTGTTGCGCTGTTTGGGTTGCGGAGGATTTCGTTGCGAGCCGCGGTTTGTAGTGCGTCGCGGAGTTGGGTTTCGAGGTTCGTCGCGGGTGTGGCCTGTGATCGGATCTCACTCACAACGACTCCTCAGAAGGCTTGGTGGGATTTCCCTGTTCGTCGAACTGCTCCAACCACTTCCGGTAGTCGTCGCGCACAGCGTTGTGAAGCGCACGCTGCAGCCTGCTCTGCTCATCGGTTTCGTGATGGAACCCACCTCGGTTGGTGCGGGTGACGTAGACGCCGATGCCCCCGAGCCAGAACAGCCGAAAGGCGGAGTTGGAGGTCAAGACTTGGGTAGCCATCCCCAGACGGTTGGTGCCGTATCGGAGCCGGAAGTTTTCGTCCTTGCTGAACATCCGCTTCGGCCCCTCCCATGTGAGCGAGCTGAAGACGTAGCCGACGAGCAGAACGAAGGCGACCACGACGAGAGCTATCGCTCCGATGATCAGAATTAGGGATGGAATGGACAAGGCGCCCTTGGTGTATTCGCTCATTGCTGTTCCCCTTCCAAAGCTGCGCGGAGGTCTTTGAGGTAGATCTTCTGCACGTTGATGACGGCTGGAAGTTCCTGCGCTTCACCGACTGACACGTTCGGGCTGCGCAATGTTTTCTCGTCGTCTGCGATGTTCTGGACCAGATCCTCGGTGACTGCCCGAACCCGGACGACTATGGCCTTGAGTTCATTCCGCTCCGCCTTCACGTCCCGCAATTCCGCCATCCGCCCGTTGGTGTGCTGCGCCACCACCAACGCCACATGCGCGGCATGAGTCTCGGCTGGCATCGACTCTCCGCATGAGCAATTGACCATCTTTGTGGTTGTCGCCACGCATGGTTCGCCGCTGAAGATGGATGGATATTCGAAGTCCGTCCAACGATCGGCTGCCTGGTGCGCTGCGATGAGGTCGGTCAACCCCGGATCAGGCGCGTCAGTCATCATCGTTCACCTTCATCTCTTTGCCGTTCTTGAAAACTCGCACCGACTGGCCCGCCTTCGAGACGTACACAGTTATGGCCTGCTTGCTTTTTCGTTTCCCATTGGGTGCGATCGTGAGGACGTGTGAGCCGTGGAATGTTGAGGTGCGTTCCACTTTGAGTGGCCCCCATTTGAAGCCGAAGCGGGTCGGTTCGACGATGCTGGACTTCCCCGGATCGGGCGCGGTCACGACGACACCTCGTCATACGTCTGCGCTTCGTGCCAAGCGGAGTGAATTGCGCCGAAGTCCTCCTTGGTGGCACCGAGCAAAATCGCTGCGCCACAGGTTAAACAGGACATGATTCCAATTCGCATGCCTTCCGCAGAGACGGCAACGTACGGGGTGAATTCGGTCTCGCTCATCTTGTCTCCAATGCTTCGATGGTCGGGCAGGGGTATGGGTCTCCGCATCCAGTGCAGTAACTCGCTTCCGCCAGCAAGACCGGCAAAGGCGTGTGCAGTGCTTGGACTCGCTCGACAGCCGCAACGACCTCACGCCCCAGCTTCGCGAGATACTGCGATGGTGCCGCCGGATCAAACTTGGCTGCCAGCGCTTTCGTGTGCTCAACATCCACCCCAGTCACGAGGACACCCCCAATTCCAATAGTGATGAATATGCGGCGACTGCCTGCTGCGGGCATACGCCGTTGCCGATTGCTTTGAGCTGATGCGCCCGCGAGATCCCAGGAACCGCGGTGACATGACCGGCGGGGAGGCCCATCATCCACTCGGCGAATGCCGCGTTCAGGCGCGGTTTGTTGTTGCTGTTCAACTCGGTTGGTGCGGGAGCTGGTCGGGTCACCCGTTCCCAACGGCGAACAGCGGGGGCGTAGGTTCCCCAGTCGACTCCGGGAAGTACACCGAGACCGCCGTGAGTGCTGGGTCCTTCCGCCTGGACTCGCTCGGACTGTTGTTGTCCCGAAAGTCGTTGGCCTTCGGCGTCGGGAGGATTGCGGGAAGAGTTGCAGTGCAGCGAGATCCAATCCTCCGTAGCCGCTGAAGAGAGATCCGATTTTCATGCTCACCCCTCCTCGGCCGCTGCAACGAACGGGGCGGACTTGGCGAGCGTCTCTGGCGTTTCGCGAGGGTAGGACAGGTATCCGAACTTGCCGTCCGCCAACTTCACCAACTGGCTACCTTCCTTGTCCTCGAACGGAACTCCGACCTGGATCGCGTCCACGGTCTGCCACGGTCCGGTTTCGGTGGGGGAAGGGACAACCGGCGAGGAGGCGGCTTCACGGTCGAACAGATCCAGCGCGGCGGCATAGTCGCGCTGCCATTTGCTGCCAGGCTCTGCAAGGTCGAACCACTGCTGCACTAGCTCTCGCGGGTCTCGGCTGAGTGCGACGATTCGGCCACCGTTGATTCTGATGATGCCTTCGCTGTCGCGCTCCGCTTTCGTCTCCTCCTCGGCGGGTTCGGCAGGTGCGGGCGGGTAGCAGCGCAACTCCCACTGAAGTTCATCCGTCCACTGCCACTTCCCGCCGTCAGGAGCCGTGTAGCGGTCCTCGAAAACAGGGTTCGCAGGGAAACCGAAATGCTTCGCGGCGAATCCTCGCTGCATCGTCTGGTACCGGCTAATCACCTCGGCGGGTTCGGTTGCCGGGAACAGGGCGTCGACCGCTGCGATGAGTCGGTTGACGTGAGACCGGCCGTACCCGGTGAAGTTGCGATACCCCCTCAACGCTTCTCGTGCTGTCCGCACGTCTTCCACCTGTTCGGCGGTGAGTGCCATACCGCCGGCAGGGATGAGACGGCCAGTGGACTGGAGTTCGGCCAGAAGGTCGATTTGAGCTTGAAGCACGGCTCCGAGGTTTGCGATCATGGCGTCGGGTATCTGCATCTGGACGCCGATGGCGTCGCCGAACTTCTCGAAGGTTTCGCGGATGATGTCTTCGCCGTAACTGCTCATGGTGTGGGCTCGATTCGGAGTGTGATGTGGACGCCGGGGGTTTCTCCGATGTCTGCGATGACCTTCGACGCACCGAGTTTGGTGATCTGTGAGTCGTCGGCGATGAGGATGTTGGTGATGCCGTCGAACACTGCGCGGGCCAACTTGTCGAGGTCCGGGCGCTTAACTGCGGGTGGTGTCCGGGACTTCGGGGTGGCTTTGGGGCGTGGCATGACGAAGATGAGGTTGAGTCGTGCGGCGCCTGTTTCGAGTTGCCCGCCAGCATCTTTCAGTGCTTGGTGTGCGACGGTGCTGATGGTGTTCCGCCATGGCTTCAGTGCTGCGGACGATTCGATCATTCGTCCGCCGCCGATGTGTTTCTTGCTGCCTTGGGGTGCTGGTGATCCGGGGACGAAGAAGTGCAGGTCGGCGGTCATCGTTTTTTGGCTCTCGCTGCGCGGTCTTGTTCGGCGCGCCAGTCGCGGCATTCGGCGCATCGGCAGAGGTAGGAGACGTATCCGTTGCCTGAGCCGTGGTTGGCGTTGGGGTGGAATGGTCTGCCGTTTTTGGTGATTCGTTGGATGCGGAATCGTGATTTGGAGAGGAGTGTTGTTTCGGATTTGGTGCGTGGGCCTGGTTTGTTTTCGAGGCGGGTGATGGTGGCTTGGATGCGGGGGTGGTCTGCGCAGACTTGGCAGAGGGTGCCTTCGCCGTCGAGGATGTGGGTGGTTGCTTTGGAGCCGATGGTTCGGTAGCCGCGGAGTTCGCCGCATTGGGTGCAGGCTTGGTTGGATGTGGGGATTGGGGTGGGGGTGGTGAGTCTCCGGTTTGCGACCTTGGGGACAGGTCTGCGTGTGGGCCGGGTGCGTTTGCGGTCTTCAGCTAGGAGTTGTTGGACGGTGGGTGAGAGTTCGATTGGTGCTTGAACTTTCGGGATCATCAATCGGTCGGCTTCGCGCATTTCGCGTCGGCAGGGTCCGCATTGTCCGCATAGTCCTGTGGGGCAGGATTGGGTGGAGAGGCTGGTTGCGATCATTTCCCTGCCGCCTGTTCGTGGGCTCGGTCCCATGCGTCGTTGTCTTCCCAGCGGTCGAGGGTGACGGGGTCGTCTAGTCCGTCGTCGTTGTCGAAGTGCGCCATCAGAACTCACCTACGAGCTTGCTGAAGTCCCGTTGGCTGATGTTGCTGGTGTTCGCGGTCATCTGCGCCTGTTGCAGGTCGGTGCGGGCTTTCGCCAACTGCTTCCGTGCCTGCTGTGCTGCGTCGACGAGGGCGTCCCGTTCCTGCGGCCCAATCCAACCCAAATCGAGGGCGGCTTTCGCGTTGTCGTCGCCGATCTTCGCGGCGAGCGTGGCGAGTTCTTCGAGGTAAGTGCTCATGATGTTGCCTCCGGGGTGAACAGGACGGTGAGTGGCCCGTACTTGGCGATCTGTTTGCTGGTGAGGTCGGCGGTCTCGTATCCGCACCATTGGCCGCCGCGCTTCTGTGACACGTCGTCGCAGTTGTCCATGACTACGGTCATGTTCGGAAGCGAATCCAGTTCCTCTGCGCTGGTTATCGTGCGAGGCTTGGGCTGGTAGTCGGCGAGGACCGCGTCGGCGACTGCAAGTAGGTCGTAACGGCCGTCGAGGACGGCGTCACCCAAGTCGCTGATGTCGGTGTAGCCGAACTGGTCTTCGCCACGCAGCGCGACGGCGATGGTCTCGGCCAACTCTTCTCGTGTGCTCATGCTGCGTATCCGTTCAGGTATCCAGTGAGGGTGTAGGCGAAGCAGATGCAGAGTCCGGTGAGTGTGACGGCGACGTAGGTTCGTCCGCGCCACAACTTGCGGCGCTCCAACCGTTCGCGCCGGTCTGTCAGGTCGTCCATGAGTGCGAGGGATTCGAGCCGGTCGCAATGCTGCGCAAGGGATCTCACAGTCGGCTCCCGTCTGTGTCGAGCTGCGTCATGCAGTCCTCGCACACGAAGTAGTCACCAAACCCGGGATCCGTGTGCTCGCTGAGGTTGATGGAGGTGCAGTTGCCGCACACCGGAGCATTCACAGCGGCGGGCTTACGTGAAGCGATGAGTTCAAGCGCGGGAACACCTGTCCGGTGCCGGCCACGCGAACGAAAAGCAAGAACAGTCATGACATTCCTTCCGATTTGAGCCCGTTGCAGCGGGCGATAGTTGCGAGCGTACAACGAGACTTGCGTACACGCAATGCGTGCCTGCAAGTTTGATTTGCCTGCACGCTCGCAAATGTCGAGGCAAATAAAGACACTGGTTTGAGCCGGCTGATCTTCCCGCTAGCGAGACGTTGGCCCGTTTCGGGAACATCCACCCCGACTGGCATGCCGGATCGCTCAGAAACGATTTCAGGGCCGGTTTTCATTTCGCGTACTTCAGGTTCGGTTCAGCTTCGATCATCAACCTCGGCAGGCACGGCATCTTCCGCTCCACCCCCGAAATCTTGTTCGTGCACGACTGGTACTCGTCAGCCCCACACAGCGGGCACACATGCTCGATCGCGTTGTTCACCGCATACGCGCCAGGAACAGGCTTCCCGTCTGCCCCACCGATCGGCAAACCACCCAACTGCGCATCACCCCGAACCAAACCGTGCTTCACGTCGTGCTGCAACTGCCGCAACTCACGATCCACGGCAGGCTCACGCTCGGCTCGATCTTTCCGAATCTGCAAAGCGAGATTGTTGACATGAGCTGGCATGATGCGATCCGGCGAAGTCGCGTAATGAATCCTCACCGCCTCAAGTGCGAGGTTCCGATCGAGGTCACCGCGCAGTGTGGAGCACCAACTGTCCACGTCACTTTTTCCGACTTTACGCAGGTCCACGGACGAGCAAGCTGTCAGTACGTCGATTACGTCGTCTCTCGTGAGAGTCATTGGATCTCCAATTGTGCAGGGAATGAATAGTTTTCGGATTTGAGTGCTTGAGCTTGTGCGACTCGCTGATCGGCCGTTGACATCGCAGTCTGCGTCAGACCCGGTGGTGCGGCGCGTCCTCGGATGACATCGGACAGCAGATGTGGGAGAACACGCGGTCCGAGTCCTGATTTCCCCAGCCAGATTTGCAACGCTGCCACCACATCGGATTCGGCTGTCCCTTGCTTCAGTAGTGCCGCAACTTCGATCGACAGCGCGGTCTTTGTTGCTTGGGAATGCTCGGAGGGGATGACGCGACGCACGATGGACCAACCATCGACTGGGACTGCCGGTCCTCGCGGCAGTTCTTCGACTTCGCCCGCGTCACTTACTTGAGACGAACTAGAGAACTCTTTAGAGTTCTCTTCTCTATTCTCTTCTATTCTCCGGCGTGACATTGCGTGACTGTCACGTGACACATCTTCAGAAAGACCCTGTTCAGGTATGGTTCTGCCTGTTTCTTCAGCGCCGGTTCGCGATTGGTTCGCGGTTGGTTCACGGTTGGTTCGGCTCCCATTCGCGGCTGATTCGTGGCTGAACCGGTCGCGAACGGAGGCACGCTGTCGGCGCTTTCGCTCACGATCAGCTTCCCTACGATCAAGAATATCTTCGCCGTTTTTCTGCCAATGGGACCATGATCTGACGTGATATCCGCCGTCGACTTTCGTCCACAATTCGGCATCTGTAAGTTCGCGAACCGGCTTCGAACCGCGCTTGTTTCCGAGCTGAGTCAGCGCTGAATCAGGGATGAATCCGCGAGTTTCAGCGGCACCGCAGTACGCCAAACCGCGTGTAAACATCCGCTCCGCGTCGGCCGAAAGACTGATCACAGAGGGGTCGAGGTAGTACGTCGTGGAAAGCCAGACACGTTCCATTTATGCCGCCTGGGGTTGTCTGTCGTGTGCGATGGTGACCTGCGTGTGCGGTACTCGTACGAAGTGGCAGACGCCGGCCGGGTGGTGATTGTTGTCGAGGCAGATGGTTACTGTGGGGCCTTCGATGCGGACGGCGGAGACCTGCATCCCTGGGGCGTAGTAGCCCCAGGGCGTGCAGATGGTGCCCCGCAACATGGCGGGCCGGTTCACTGATTCACCGATTCGCGGGCTGCTTCGCTGTTGCGGATCTCTTCACGGATCGACTCGAAGTAGGCGTCTACGTCGTCTTGGAACCAGCGAAGCGGGCTGCTCTTTCCTGACCCGTTTTTGAATCCCTTCCGATACAGGCGATGAGTTTTGCGGTTGTTGAGGATGGTCTGCGGACTGCAGTCCATCAGTGCAGAGAGTTCGTGGATTCCGATTGTTTTCGTGCTCATGCCGTGCCTTTCCAGGTTCGGTTGGGGTTGCTGTGTCGTTCTTTTCGTGCGGGTTGGCACCAGCCGACGTGGTTGATGTGGCCGCGGCGTGATGCGTTGCCGATGATGGATGAGAGGACGTTTCCGTTGCCTGCGCGGAGCCAGTCGCGGGTTTCGGGTGGGACTGCGTCGCGGACGTGGTCGGCGGAGAATTCGAGGCCGGATCGGATGAGTTCTGTGAGGGCGGTTTCGATGTGGTTGGGGTGGTCGTGGTGTCCGACTGTTGCGGCTGCGAGGGCCGCGTCTTGCCCGTCCAACCTGAGCTGCTCACCAGCAGAAGTCATTTCGTTTCCTTGGGGTCGTTGGCGATTTCGAGGAGCACGTCTGCGTGGCACGGTTGATCGAGCGGGCACCAGCACGCCAGATCCTTGCCCGCGAGTTCGGCACGGATCGCCTTCCTCGCCTCAGCGTTGTGGTCGCCCATCGCGTTGAAGCGGAACATCTGAACGACACCTGCTGCGTCGATCTTCTGGCCCGTTTTCTTGCCTGTCAGGTAGGTCATTGAGCCGACGCGGTACGGGTTGCCCCACTTCGTCGGGCGTCCGACATACTTGGCGCCTTCAGGCATCCGCCAGCCCTTGGCGCGTTGCCGCTGAATACGTTTCGGGGCGCTCATGGTCGCGCCGCCGCGTGTGCACAGGCTGCGGCCCAACGACTTCCATCTGAATCGTCGGTCTCAATGCGCCAACCTTCGGCAGCCTTACGATGGCGCTCTTTCTTGTCGGGAAAGAAGTACTCGAATGCCTCGACCGCCGAGCTGCATCCCCATCGGACGGTTGCGCCATCAACAGCGCCAGCCGCATTGACTAGAAGCCAATGGTCTTTCCGTTTGCGCTCCTGCTCGTCGCGCTCGTGCTGCTCTTGGATTTTGCGGACGTTGGCGTATTTGGCATCAACCTGCGCCTTGTACTGCTCAAGCGTCATTGGCTTGCTCATGCTGCGTCTTTGGGGGTTTCGGTGGGGAGGTTCGCGTCCGGATGTGTCCAACGGTTGTACGGGCCACCGCGGTCCTCACGCTGCCCGCACCAGGCTTCGTGCTGGTTCCATCCCGGCACCGGACCACTGCACGTGCACGTATCGCGGAAGTAGATGCTCATGAGCCGTCCACCACATCTCCACACTGTGAGCAGTGCCAACCCCAACTGGACATGCCATTCACGTTCGGCCCGCGGTACCACCACGTCTCTGCCTTCACGAACCGACCGCACAGACACTGCATCTGTCGAGCGCGCCGCTTAGGTTGCAGCGCTTGCGATGCCGCCAATTCGGCGACCTCCTCGGGTGTCATGATTTGCCAGACAGTCATGACGCCACCTGCTCTTCCACCGTCTCCGCGTCAACAGGCTCCGCGTCCAACGGCAACTGCTCAGGCTCAGGCAGCGAGGCGCCATCCGACTCAGGCTCCGACATCCCCTGAATGCGCCCCATGATCAACGCCTGAATGTCGTCCTTCTCCTGCGCCGGCAACGTCGCAGTCTGCTTCCACAGCTCCCGCAACACATCCTTCGACTCAGCAGCCTCAATCGCAGCAAGCAAAGAATCAACGTCCACCGACACGACTTCGGCGTCTTCCGGCTCCCCCAACGCCTCGGCGATCGAACGTGGCCGCGACGACACAACCTGCGGGCGCTGCTGCTGCCTCGCCGCAACAGGCGACCCATCCTCATCGATCGTGCCGCCCAACTCCTCCGCCGTGTAGGTCACGCCATACAGAGCATCAGAAGCCCACATGCGCGCAGCCTCGGTGATTGCCCGAGACCGCAGCATCGCGGCCGGGTAGTTCGTCCACGGACCCTTGCTCGCCCACTTACCGGCCTTGCGGGCCTTCGCCTCATCCCAGCGAACAGGCTTCGGCACATAGTCCGGGTCATCGGCGCGGATGATCGTCGCCTCCGCGTACGTGTCGTCACCTTCGACGCGCAGCTTGTGACCGGCCTTCCGGACGAGCGACGCGATCAGATCGGCTGATGCTGTGGGCCTGCCGTCGATGACGTGGATGGACGTGAGCGCGTTGATGCGCGGGATCCCCAAGGCGTCTGCGTATTCGCACGCGAACATCAGGTTGGCGGGATTGCCGCGGTACTGGCGGGGAAGCATGTCCCCCGTCGACATTGCCTTCGACCACTCCATCATCTCGGCGAGAGTGTTTTCGTTTCGTACTGCGATCTCGGTCATCGTCATCAGTCCTCGTCGATCGGTTCGGTGGCTTCTTCACGTTCATAGGCGCTGGCATCAGCCCACAGGCTGATGGATAGGGAGGGCTTGCAGCCTCCGGCGCGAACGTTGATCGCCGAAGCGATCGTCTTCACGGTTTCCGCTTCGGCGTCGGTCAGGATGACGAAGGCGCGTGTTGTGTCATCACACCCAGACGTTGCGATCAGGTACTCGTTCATGCTGCTTCTGCCTTTCGTGGCTTCAAGATTTCGGGGGCCTTCTCCGCGAGGCCAGACGTGGCGCGGATAGACGGCGCGCCCTTGCTGTTGACACGCGACGCGATCGTGTGACCGTTGAACGTCGCCTTCTTCGACGAACCCAAGTATTCGAGGAGCACCGACCCGGTCCGCTTCTTCTCCAGCGCCACAGCAGCTTCCGCCGCGAACGCCTCCAAATACGGAACCGCGATCTCCGCCGGAACATCCACCCCGGGATCATCAGCAATCGACGTATTCGCATACCGGACCGACAACCGATCACAATCACGCGAATGATCCGCAGCCGGCTGATCGCCAGCCTCAACACGCGCCTGGAACTTCAACACCCGCTCCCGCAGCACCGCCGCATCGCGGGCGTCGTAGTCGATGACGAACACCTTCGGGCGGCGATGAAAAAGTTCGAACGGACCACACGCCGCGAGATGTGTTCGGCGAGCACCGATCACATCCATCTGCCACATCACCTGCACCAGATAACCGATCGGAACCTCGTCACCCCACGAGTGAATGTCGTCGGCTGTCTTGATCTCCAATAGTTCGACCGTGCCGTCAGGCAACGTGACGATCCCGTCGGGATCCGCTGTCTGCCAATCACGAAGACTGTGCTGCCATGTCGACGTTTCCTCGATCGTCCAATCGAGATGCATGTTCGAGAACCAACCACGGATCAGCGGCTCGAACTCATGCCCGCGGCCCTGCACATCCGTTTGCGGTTGCAGCGGAACGATGCCCTTCATCGCGTCATAGATGCTTCGAGGGGTGTCCCACTTCGACAACCCGCAGATCGCTGCGACCTTCGACGCCGAGTACTTCGTCCACCACTCCGCCGTGCCAGGCGCAAGCGGTTCGGGAAGCTGGAAGCCAGTCAGAGTAGTCATGATGCCGCCTTGAAGTTGACGGCCTCAGCAACCTTGTCCCCCAACTTGACCAAGGCGACTGCAAAGTCCGTCTCGGCAACAGTCACATGCCACAACTGGGAATGAGGCCCATAAACCGCCTCCGGATGAGACAAGCCAACAGGCAGAGGTGTCGACACAATATGTGTGAACAGAACCGCATCGATGGTGTGATTCCACATGTACCGCCACATCGGGGTACCGCCATGGAACTCCAACAGGTCTTCGATCCGCGCTATCGCTTCCCCAACACTGTCAGGGGTATAACTGTTCCGGCTCATCGCAAGTTCCCCTCTGCTGCACGTTCTGCGCGCTTTGCCGCTTTCACGCGTCGGTTGACTTCTCGCTGGCACTGTCGGCACCGCCGCGACCCTGCATGTACGTAGGTGTTCTCTTCGTCGTACGGATGACCTTGCGGGCAATGCGTTTTCAAGAAATTTGGGCGGCACCAATTCGCTCCGCGGTGAGCATTCACGCGAGGTGTCACAGCCTGGAGATGATCGGGATTTACGCAAGCACGGTTCCTGCACAGATGGTCAACATGTAGACCATCTCGCACTGGTCCAACATGATGGATGTACGACCATCGATGAGCAGTAGTCATCGATCCAGTCACGTCACTGAGGAACCTGCCGTACCCGTTCGCGTCCTTCGCGGCCTGCCATTCCCAGCATCCCGTTTCCACGTCGACCTGGTACTTGCGATTAAATCTTCCTAGTGCTGTCATGTCGGCATAACCTGTATGCTGATTTGGCATTCGCTTTTCCTTCCGATTGGTGGATGCCTCGCCGGTCCCTTTGCAGAGGGGCCGGCTTTTTTCTGCGCTCATGCCGAGATCGCCATCTCTGCGACGCACTCGAACAGATCGTCGAAGTCGAGATCTGGGAATGCGTTGAGAAGTCCTGCGATGAAACGGCTCCCGGGTTCCATGCGGCCCTCGAAAACTCGATAGACGGTGGACCCTGACACGCCCATCTTTTCGGCGAGTTGGGATTGATTGAGACCGCCTGCGAGTCGCATGTACTTGTCGAGTTGCGTTCGGCGGAGTCGGACGAGGGAAGTCATCTGCGCTCCTTTTGCGTGCTCGCTAGCTGGGTTGCTTGCGTGCACGCTCTACACTACTCACTTTGCTTGCGTGCGCGCAAGCCATTCGCAAAAGAATTTTTCGACAGTCGGTATTACATCGGAGTAATTCATGCCAAGGGCCTACGAGCTGCGGAGACGCAACCTCACTCATGCTGACATACACGCACTTGCGCGCACGCAAGCACTTTTTGGGCCGAAAACGGCCACTATCGTTCTCGGCATGACCGACTTCGCCTCGTGGGTGGCTCAACAACTTGCCGACAAGGGCTACAAGACCGACGCCGAAGCTGCCCGACACATAGGCGTCCCCCAGTCCACCATCGGCAGATGGAAGACCGGCAAGAAACAACCTCTAGCCGAAACCATGCGCAAGATCTCCGAGTCCCTCGGAATCCCCATGCAGCAAGTTCTTGTTGCGGCCGGATACCTGAAACCTGAAGAGACTGGCGTCGTCGAGGTCGTCTCCACCGAACGGCTCACCAATGAGCAACTGGTGGCCGAGCTGTCAGCGCGACTCACCGATGACAACCCTCATCAGTTGACCAAGCAAGATCAATCTCCAGAGGTTGACGACTCGCAGGATGACTATGTTCTTGCCCGTATGGAAGGCGAGACAGAAGAGCAATATCGGCGTCGGACTGAGGTTGCACCCGAAGATCAATCGCAGGGTGACGCGCCGGAATGGGGCGCTTAGTCTGATCTTTGTCGGTGCTTTACTTCACACTCCACAACCATGACGCGCTTCAACCCGTGGCAGCACCTCCGGGACCACCACCCTGACATCGCCGTCCAATTCGTAGACCTCGGCGGCACCGGATGCGTCGGCCGATGGACCCACAACGGAATCCAACTCGACCGCACCTGCAACCAACGAGAACGCCGCGTAGGGCTCACCCACGAGCTGTGCCACGTCGAATCCGGTCCGATGCCACTCGACGCACGAACCGCCATCTTCGAAGAACGCGCCATCGAACTCCGAACCGCCCAACTCCTCATCACCGTTGAACAACTCGCACCCGCACTCATCGAGAACGACCAACGCATCGACGACAACACCGCCGAAGCATTGTGGGTCACCCTGCCCGTATTGAAGACACGACTCGAACGCCTCACGCCCGAAGAACACGCATACATCCAACAACGCATCTCATCCACCAACTGAAAGGCGCCACACAATGAGCACTCCCCCGGCTGGCTGGCATCCCGACCCCGAAGACAATAAGCAGCTCCGCTACTGGGACGGTCAACAATGGACCAGCGCGACACAACCCATGCCCGCCGCGCAGGCCCCGACGCCGGAAACGCCCGAGCAGAAGAAGGATCGAAAGCGTCAGCTCATCGCCATTGGCATCATCGTCGCTGCGGTCGCGAGTATCGCCATCTTCAAGAGCATCGACTTCAGCAGCGACGACACTGAAACCGCAGCAGCCGAAACAACCACGACGCAGGCAGCTCGCACAACCACAACGGCCCGAACGACAACCGCTGGTGCTGCGACGACCCCGCTAACGACATCCGCAGCGCCAACTTCGACCACTCTGCCTGTCGCTGCGCAAACCTCGAAGCCGCTGCCAGCCGCATGCAAGACGCCGGCGCAGTCGGTAATTGACCAGATCGATGCTTCCTTCATCGAAGCCGACAGGCACCTTGAAGATGTGTTCATGGTCTACGGCCGCAAAGATGTCGCCTACATCGGCGCGAACATCATGGACTCGGCAGGCACCCGAGTGTCGAGCGCTGACATATGGGCGCAAAGCGATGGAATGCTCTTCTCGTTATCGAGTGACGCACGCAGGCGCACGGCTCTACCTGACGGACGAAAGCTGCTCGACATCAGCGCAGGCGACGAGTTCGGATCTGCTGTGTCCGACTGCATCATGGTCAGCGTCATCAACCGGAACGTCACTGGCGGAAACTGATGCCTCGTCCTCGTCTGCCTGTCGGTGAGTACGGGAAGATCAGCCGCCGGCAACTCCCCGACGGACGCTGGGTCGCATCCTGCTGGGTACGCGATGAAGACGGCAAACGCCGCCACGTCACCAAAACCACCCCACCCAACACCCGAGACCGAACCGGTGCCGTCGCCGAACGCACCCTGCTCGAATCACTCAAAACTCGCAGCATCAACCAAACCAGCCACATCACCGGAACGAGCACCGTCCGCGAACTGTGGGCCGAATTCTGGAAACAACTCACCGGCCAAGGCCGCTCCCACAACACCCTCCGCGACTACGACCGCCAATCCAAAGCGATCCTCACACGGTTCGGCGACCTCCACATCCGGGAAGTCACCACCCAAGCCCTCGACACCTTCATCCAAGACGTAGCCACAACCCGAGGTGTCCCCACAGCACGGAAGAACCGCACCATCCTGCTCGGCATGTTCAAAATCGCCGTCAGGTTCAAAGCCATCGACGTCAACCCGATCCGGGAACTATCGTCGATCGAGGGGAAACGGAAGAAACGAGCGAAGTCGCTCGACGCGGAATCGCTAGCGCAACTCCTACAAGATCTGCGCACCTCGAAGGTGCCGTGCCCCGTCGTGCTGTCGCAGTACCAGATCGACCGCGGCCAGAAGACAGCGGAAACCCACATCCCGACCGTCGCCGAATTCTGCGCATCCAACGACATGGCAGACATCATCACCCTGTTTGCCGCCACCGGCTGCCGCATCAGCGAGCTCCTCGCGATCCGCATCAACGAGGATATCGACCTCACCGCCAAGACCGCATCGGTGACCGGGCAGATTGTCCGCATCCGTGGCCAAGGTTTGGTGCGCCAGGATCTCACCAAGTCCGAGGCCGGCGACGGACGTGTGCTGCCGCTCCCACAGTTCGCCGTCGACATGCTCAAGCGTCGGCGTCAAGACTCGACGTATGTGTTCGAGTCGCGGGCCGGCACGATCCTGGACCCCGAGACGGTGCAGCGTCGGTGGCGCCAAATCCGCACAGCACTGGACTTGGAGTGGGTGACCACTCACACGTTCCGCAAGTCGGTGGCGACGATCCTCGACGACGAGGGACTGTCCGCGAGGCAGGCAGCCGACCAACTCGGGCACGCGCAGGTGTCGATGACTACCGATGTGTACTACGGTCGAGGTAGGGTGCACACTGCCGCGGCGGAGGCGCTCGACGGCGCGATCTCCCGGACGTCATGA